TGATTTCATACCTGTGTTTATAGGTTTCTGATATACATACATATCGTTATCCCAACAGCGTTGCATCTTTTTCCAAAGAGGTTTATTTAATGGCTTTACATCATCCATACTAAAAACTGAAACGCTAAGTATAACATAAACCAGAATCCTGTCATTAAGACAATAAATGCTAATGCATCTCGTTTGATGTTTTTTATATTATCATTCTTTTGTATTCTTTTGACTTTCTTGTAATTCATAATCTTGTTTTTAAATTTATAACATTGAAGCGTTAAAGCAATCATCAGAACACCATCCTGATTTTTCTATTGCAGCGCTGCATTCTAAACATTCGTAATTTAATTCTTCTTTTGTTGGATCAAACATAATAGTATTTAAAAAGGGGCTTTCGCCCCTGTTGTTTATTTATGATTTTTTTATAATTTGTTGTACTGATACTTGAACTTGAATAGTGTCTGCTATTTTTTGGGCGCTATCAGAACAGTTAAAGATTTTTATACTTGCATCGTTTCCAAAGTGTGGTATGTTTATTCCTCCGATACTTCTATTCTTTATAAAAAAATTATTTTGATTGTCTTGGATTGCGAATATTGAATTTTTCATTTTGTTTGTTTTTAATTATACACCAAAGATATAAACTTTTTATTAACTACCAAACATTTTTTAATAAATAAAATACTCTCCCTTATTTGGATTCTCTAATGTATCCATTAAGATGTAACGAGCTGCATCTATACAATCTGGATGTGATCCTGATGGCTTTTGTAGTTGGTTGCCTTCTTTGTCTGTTGCCCATACATAACCTTGCAGTTCCCTTTTTAGGTTCTTACTGTTAGATGTAACGTATATTTCGTTCTGGTTAATTAGGTTCAACCCATACACTACAGAATCTCTTCCTTTGCTTACCCCTGTAATCTTATGACCATAGCCTTGAAGTTCTGCAATACTCTTTGGTTCTGCTGAATCAGCGGTTATATTTTCCCTTATCTGTCTTTGATCTAAGAATCTACTAATGTCACTGTTAAGCATTCCTTTCTTATATAACACCTCATCAAAGATATAAGCATCATTCCACTTGTATAGTGATATTAAAGTTGTGGGATCAACTGAGTAGCCAAAATCCATTCCATAGCCTAACAGTCTTGCTTCGTTTGGTATCTTATCGATTTCTTTCCAATCAGGTATACAAGCTCCCTCTAAATTACCAACCTCTCCAAGCCCGTATACTCTCCACCAGTTTTTCCAGTAAGTAGATGTTTTTGATTTGTCCCTTGCTTTCTCAATCTCTTTTACAATGTTCTCTGGTAAGCTGTCATTATCTTTGTATGTGAGTGTAATAAAATCAGTTTCAGGTTTACCTATCAGCTCCTTGTCTACCCAAAACAAAGAAGATGGATTGTAATCAAGCCAAATGTTTCCTGATGTCCTAACTACTAATTGTTGGTAAGCATCAAAAGGTACGTTGTTACATTCGTTTATATACAGGTCTGTTCTTCTTGCTCCTCTGAGTTTGTCAGGCTGATCTGTTGAAAAGAACTCAATATAGCTTCCATTTGTAAATATGTATTTTAAGGTACTCTTATTGAACTGACCATCCTTATACCTATTGAGTCCCTTTAAGATGCCTAAGAAGTCCTTTAAGGCACCTCTACGAAGGTGTGGGATAGATTCAGATACTACGCTTATCTCCCTACCTTTGTTTTTTATTGCATAGTCTATTAAGATGAGAATTATACATACAGTTTTCCCTGCTGAAGTACCCCCTCTAATAATCTTAGTTCGGTTATTCAGTACTCTTAACTTTCTTAGTGCTTCGGTTGTTGAAACCTCCATCAATCTAAGAACAAGGGTAAATCTTCGTTGACGTTAATATCTCTAGTTTCTCTTGGTTTACCTAAGTAGTAATTAAGGTAAAGAGTTACCCATTTAATGTCTCCTGATTGTACACCTTCAGTCAATGCTTTTAACGCTTCATCTTCTAAAGGGCTTAATCTTTCAACTAATTTAACTTCTTCGGCTTTTGGTTTTCTTCCTGCAAATCCTTTTGTTGAATGTCCACCATTGTTTTTTCTACCATCCATAATTAAAATAGATTAATTAATTAATTATACTATAACAATATTAAAGTTAAGGTTTTGTTATATGTGAGATATTATAGAGCTGATACTTTACGGTTAACTCTTCACCTTTTTTTATGTCTTTTATAGAGTGTACTACTCTTGTTCTTTCAGGTTCACATTCTGTTATCTTACAATTAGGTTTGTCGCTGTGATTTATAAACCCCCCTAAAGGAGTTCTAACAACTTGACCATTATCCAGCCAGATGTGAGTAATGCCAAAGCTGTGTCCTAAATCAAAATTACTTTTAGCGATTAGTCCTAATCCATCTATATAACTTTTACCTATTGTTAATCCTATTGGAAGAGGTCTATAGCTCATATCTGAAATTGTGGTCTATTTGTGTGTTTGTTACCGTGTAGTTTTAATTGACCTAGTAAGAATTTGTATTTATGTTTTATCGTATCCTGCTTTTTAATTAGCTCATTATATTCTTGACTACGGATGTTTATTAGTTCCCTGTGTTCTAAAAGTAGTTTTGTATATTTTTCTTTATAGTATGAATCTGGATTTAAGTATTTGTCTTTGTTTCCTACAACTTTACCAATAGTTTTTTTTAGGTCTGTATATATTTTTAAATATTCCATTTCGTATTCCGCTATCACATTATCAAAAACTTTTATTCCGTGTAAGACAGATGCGTGATCTCTACTTACAAGCTTTCCTATGCTATCGTAAGACCTTAAAGTAAAATGTCTAGCAAGTTTAAAATAAATAGATCTAGCGTATACAAGTTCTCTTTTCCTTGACTTTGTGTTTAGGTTTGTGTGTACGTCTAACTCTACTAGCCTTAGTATTTCTTCAATCTTCATCTCTTTGTTTTTCTTTTATGTTAATTATTGTGTCGTATTTGATTTCATTTATTGCTTTTAATATTCCAGCACATCCTTCGTACTCTTCAATATCGATGTAAAGACTTAAAGTGTCTTCTAGTTCTTCTATTGTGTAACCTTGTTCAATATCATACAAAGCCATCAAGTAGAAATCATTTATAGATCGTTTTCTTTCCTCTTCTTTAGTCATTAAAACATCCTTAATTGTTGTTTATGTTGTTCTATTCGTTTCATTGCTGCATTGTAGTATTCTTTATCTAATTCACAAGCGGTTAAATCGTATTTTAAATTATGACAAGCTATAGCTATTGAACCTGAACCTAAATGTGTGTCTAGTATTTTATTTCCTTCTTTAGCATATTTAATTATCTGCCATTCGTATAGTTTTATAGGTTTCTGTGTTGGATGTTTTTTTTTGCCATCATAATCAGGTAGCGTAGATAACCTTTTAAATATTCTAATGTTTTTTTTAATGCTACACCACGCCAATTCTGCTTCAGAAAAACTTAAGTTTGGGTTCATTTTATCCCATATTATCCAATTATTGTTTAAAGGCAATTTAAAGTAATTACCTCCCCATATTATTTGATTTTTACTAACTCTAAATAATTCGTTAAAATAATTATCATCAGGTACTACACTATCCCAATCCTTACCCTTAACAAATTCGTGCTTACCACTACCCATAGTCATTTTACCTGCATTAATTCCATAAGGAGGATCAACAATAGCTAGGTCAAAGTAATTATCTTTATACCTAGCCATTAGCTGCATATTGTCTTCGTTACTAATCATTGTTTTCTTATAAATTTACTATACAATTTAATAAGATTATCTTTATTAGGAGTTAAATGAGAATCAAGATTTTCATTCACATAAGAAGCGAATCTAACAATCATATCATAAACATCATTATAATTTTTGTTTAAAGACATTAATTTATTTAATATCACAACCATTGCTGTTTTTCTTAGCTTATGTACGCTTTTATTCCATTCAATAGAGCTAACATTATTATAATCTTTTATCCAATCTTCGTTTATCTTTTGATATATCTTAAATCTGTCATCGTGTCTCTTTCTTAATCTTGATAATCCACTATTAAATAAATATTTGTCAGTAAAAAAATCTTTAACTGCCGAGTCACTAAACATAATGTTATTATAAAGTGCTTCGTCTTTTTCTTTTAAACTATTTGCTAATTTAAAAACATTCTCCCATAACCAAATATATGTGTCTTTTTGATTTGTTACGGTAGCACTTGGCTTTGTAGCGTGATACCTTATATAATCAAATGGTGTTAAATTCTTTTTTATTTTATTTAGACTTAAAAACACA